TCCTCAAGACAGGACGACCCTGCCGCTATCGACGATCTCTATCCTGGTTCCCGCCCGCAGATCGCCTCAGCGGGCTATCGCGCAGCGATTTAGTGCTTCGGCGCGTCGCGCCCATTACCCAGCGTCCTCGCGAAGGTCCCTTGACTGAACCGACAGCGGGCGTCCAGCCTTGACCGCGCGTCTGCCGCTGCCCTGGCACGAGCAACGGATCCTGCTCGGCTTTGCCTGAGCCTTTGCACTAAAAGCTCCCCGATATCGCGACGCCCCGAGGCAACCCGACCGCGCTGGCGAGCCCAGTGCCGGCACTGTTGCGAACCACATCGACGGCACTGCGGTAACGAAATATCGCCCGACAGAGATATCACCGCGCGTAGGCCCGATGTTGCCGCGTCCTGCGCGTCCCTGCCGACCGCGCCGCTCGCTGAGGCCCGCACACCCGCGGAAAACCGCGGCTTCTCGACCTAGGAAGACGAATTCCCGCGAGAGACCGGTTCGCACCTGACTCTCTGCTGGAGCGAACGGGATTCGAACTGGTGGTCCCATTAGGATGGAGTCGCCCGAACGCAGCGATGAAGATAGACGGTGCGCCAGCTGGTAGCCAAGGAGGGGAGGGGCGCAGGGCGCTCCGCTGTAGACATTTTCAGGGAATGGACGTTATGCCCCGGGCGCAGCGGCGATGACGCTTCTTCCGGCTCGCCGAACCAGGATCAAGCCCGCTTTCGCCGCCGCGGAGCATTGGTAGGGCGCTCGGCGGTATCCTCGGTCTTCCGTTTGCGCCCGCCGCTGACGGGCAGCAACAAGGCCGGCTGACGACGATCGGGTTTTGTCTTGGCGGCTTTTCTCGGCGCCGCGCCGAGGCGCGTCGACGCGGGTGTCCCCTGCGCCAAGCTGCGTTTCAACGCCGCCATCAGATCGATGACTGGTGGGGGAACGGCGATTTCCTTTGGGTTTGACCGTGAACCCCTTCATTTTGGCTTCAATCAGCTCGCGCAAGGCCTCCTGGTAGCGGTCTCTATATGTCGTCGGATCGAAACTTCCGGTCCGCTGACCGATGATCGCGCCAGCGATCGCGACCATCTCGGCGTCGAGATCCCTCTCGATGCCGCCGAACTGGGCCGCCCGGACCTCGCCTGCAGCGCGCAACATGAAGAGCGCCATGCCGGTGCCGCGCGGCTCGACCGCGACCATCCGCTCGCGCCGGCTGAGGGTGAGACGCCCGAGCCCGGCAACGGCCGCCTCGGCCATCGCCGCGCCGATCACCCCGAGCGTTTCCGCCGCCACCGGGCCGTCCGGGTAAAGGTAATAGGGGGCTTCGAGGTAGACGGGATCGAGGTCACCCCGTGGCACAAACTTTTCAAGGTCGATGACCTTCGAGCTTTCGACGTCGAGCGTCTTCAGTTCCTCGGGGGTAAACGTGACGAACTGACCGCGGCCGTATTCGTACCCCTTGACGACCTCCGTCTTGTCGATCTCCTCGCCCGTTCGCGGGTCGTGCGGCCGGATCGTGATCGGGGTAACGGCCTGGGTCTGATCGGCGTCCTCATCCGCGCCAGCACGTCTGCCAAACTCCGGCACAAACGGCTCGGCGAGCTCGTTCCGTTGCGCTGGCTCCAGCGCCTCGTCCTCTCCCTCATCCGAGGGCGCCGGTCGCCATACCTGGCCGCAAGCGGATCGGTTTCGTGCGGCTCGTCGCCGGCGACAGATAGATTGGGCAGGACACCAGAGAAAGGCGAAGAAATCCCCGCCAACTTGCCCGAGGCATGACCGAGCTTTCTGTTTAAACTACGAGGTCAACGCCGATTACAGCGACGTTGATCCTCCTCCAGCTTGATCTCCAGTGACGTTCGTCAGGGGTGTTTTGAAAATTCGGCGCATGGGCCATCCACTCGGAGCCCCCTTGATCAATGGTTCATTAATTTTGAAGCACATTATCGATATGCCGTCCTTTACCCGTCCTGGCAGACGCTGCGAGGCTGCGGTCTTTGTGCTGCGTCTTGGTATCGACCATGGGTCACACCTTTTTCGGACGACAATAAGCTTCGGTTGCGAGCCCCTACCCCCATCCCTGTCGGGATCCTCCTCACTCACGGCGATTGGGGATGCGGTCCCCTCAGAGACGAGCCAGCCGTGCCCTCAACCGCAGCTGTCTCGCTTTGGGCCTTTCTCTTCGCCTCCTGCTCGGCCTGCCATTCGAGCGAGCCGGGCGCCCAATGGGTTTTGCGCGGCTCCGGCTCACCTTGCTCGCTGAGCTGTTGCGCCTGCCGGCGCATCAACTCGTAAAGACCCCGGCTCTTCATTTGCGGGTTGAGCATTTCCATGGCTCCGCTGCAGGCGTCGACCTCGTCGTCATGGGCGAGATCGGGGAAGCCTTCGAGAACGCGGAACAGCTCCTCGTTCCAGGAGCCCCGCCGGATCTTCACATTGCCGGCGCGGCATTGCGAGCTGAACGGTCCAAAGCGCGTCAGCTTGTCGCCACTCTCGGAGGCCGGCGTCACGGTGAAGCCGTCGAGCGCGCGCACGAGATGCAGCGCCTGGCTCTTGCCGGCCTGCCCCGGATCCTGGCCGAACCCGATGTGGACCCGATTGCCGTCCTGTTGGGCGGTATTAAGGAGCAAACGCTCGACGTCGCCCGGGTTGGCTCGCACTCGCACCATATCCAGCACGTGATAGCCGCCCGACCTGTTGCGACCAAGCTTGATGCCGACCGTCCAATCGGGATCGTTGAGCTCGGTCTTTTCGGTTGCGGCCAGATCCCAATAGCGCACGATATCGAGATCGGCCGGAACCTCGTCGACGATGACGCACCAGTCGCGCTTGAAATAGAGCCCGGCGGCCGGGCGGATCTTCCAGTTGCCGCCGAGCAGCCGCTCGCGCTCGAGCAACGGCAGCGACAGCAAGTAGTTGAAATATTCCGGGTTGACCCGCAACAGAGCAGGGTTGTCGAACACCGTCGCCGGGATGAACGTGACGCTGATCGGCCGCGGCGGATCGATCCTCGGCGGCAAATCCTCCGGCTGCGGCAGGTATTGCACCAGCTCCTCCGGCCGATCGGCCCACATGGTCTTTTCCGCGACGCGGACGTAATAGCGCAAAGCCCCGGCCCGCTCTACGATTGGAAGCCCGCTCTCCGGGTCGATCCACCACGCCAGGAAGTCGGCGACCCAGCTGTCGGCGTCGGGGTTGCAGGTGGCGCGGATGTAGGGCCGCACGCCGCAGGTCGAGCGGTTGCGGCTGACCATGTAAAAGAACTGATGCGCGGTGAAATGCGTCAGCTCGTCGAAACAGATCAGCGTGACCTGCGCGCCTTGCCAGGCATAGACCGTGCTGTCGAACTGCAGGTGCGAGAACTTGACCCTGCCAGCACTCGGCCAGCGCCACTCGCGCATTCCGACCTGTGGGATCCCGCCGAGGCGCGGGTAGAAATTTTGGCTCTCATCCCACAACCCGCCGGGATTGGTGATCTGCGGGGTCGAGCGCCGGAAAAACACGGCGGTGAAATTCGCTACCCGAGTGGTGTAGCGCAGCGGCTCCAGGATCAACCCGACGGTTTTCCCGCCACCCGCGGCACCGCCATAGATGCAGATGTCGGCAGGACTGCGCAGAAACTCGGTCTGCGGGCCCCGCTGCGCCGCGATAGTCGCCCCGAACGAAGGCATGTGGTCTCGCCCTAGGCGCCACGCTTGTGCCTTTGTGTGGAAGCGCTCTCGCCGGATGCGCGCACTGGGTTTTCTCGTCGGTGCTGTACCGGTCGACATTAGATCCTGCGCTTCAGCTGTCACGATCTGTGCTTTCTGACAAAATGGCTTGATGCCCGTCTTGCAGCGCGTGCGTCAGCTCGGGGTCTCGGCTGTTGTCGGGCAGCACGAGGACCACCGGTAAACTCCCCTCAGCCCCCGAAGCCACGTCGCTGCGCGCCGGGTTTTCGCGCCAATGCGCCCGCGTTTTCAGCCAGAAGATCTGCGCCGTGACGTTGCCGCCTTTCGCGGTCGCGAACAAAGAGCCGGAAACCACGGCGTTGGCCTCGGCGACACCGCGATCGAGATCATCACGACACCGCTTGCGCAACGTCTTGGGTGCGCATCCGACGAGCCGCGCGATCTCTCAGGTTCCGCCAGGGCGCTGCCCTTCTGAAACCGCAGAAAGCGCCAAGCGAGCTGGACCATACCACGACGGACCTGGGCGTTGCCGGCTCTGGCAAGCCCTTGTTCGCGGCGGCGAGCGCCACTTTCGTCCGGCGCACCCGTCA